ATAATAGATATAACCAATTTTTAGTTAACGGACAACAAACAATTGTACCATTTGTTAGTCTTGCGCCAAAACCATCCGATAAAGTTTATATCTATAAAGTTGGTAGAAGTAGATTAGATAAAGTGTCTCAAGAGTATTATGGAACACCATTCTTTAGTTGGTTAATATTACAAGCAAATCCGCAATATGGTGGTTTGGAAAACAACATATATGATGGGGCGATTTTGTCAGTACCATTTCCATTAATAACATCTTTACAAGATTATAAATCGGCAGTAGACACTTATTTCTATTATTATGGCAGGTAATGTAGTTGGGGATAATTCTGGTAGTATTTATGCTGAGGCGTTTGACAATATCATTGTTGTTGACCCTAATAAGGTTGTTCGTGCGGGTGTAAATGGTCAAACCGTTATAGAAGAAAGATTGGTTGACCACGAAAACTTGGTAATGTACGCAAACTTAGAATGTGAATTATTACCGAGAACTCGATTAAATGTTGGAGCGTCACCGACAACACAAGTTGAAACAATTTCGATTGCATCCATCAATTTCTTGAAACCAAACAATGACCAGTTTATGAATACTGGTTATTATGATGATTTAACGGGTTTAAATTCTAACGAAGGAAAGGCAAGACTCCAAAGGTCTGAAGAGGTTGTCGAAGAGTATGGTAGGAAAATTTACAGAGGTTCAACGGTCACTGACAAAAACGGTAAAACTATTGACCCGGGACTTTTGGGTATTACAAATATTACAGTTAGAACTAGTACTTCATTTATACCTGAAGTTAGTATCGAATTTGAGGATATACAAGGTAAGGCGCTTTTTGAACAAGGTGAACAATCTCCTTACGCAGCATTCTTTCATTTACCATACCCACCGTTCTATTTAACACTCAAAGGTTATTATGGACAGGCGGTAAAATACCAACTTAATTTACATACTTTTAACGCAAGATTTAATTCGTTCAGTGGTAACTATCAGATAACTTGTACTTTTTTTGGTTACAAATATAATATTTTGAATGAGATACAATTGGGTCATTTGATTGCACTGCCCCATATGTATTCTAAAACATTTACATATACCTCATCTTTAGTTGAAACTGAATCTGCTGATGATAATTCGGCAAATAACGCGGGACAAAACATACCGTCAAACGCTCAGTCTCAAAACAATGTAAGTGTTCAAAGAGTTAACGAAAAAGGTAGACAGAAAATTCACGAAGTTTATTCAGAATATAAATCAAAAGGTATTATTGACAAAAACTTCCCTGAATTAACATTAATGGAGATGGCATACAAACTCCAACAGTTCGAACAAAATATTGTTAGTTCATATAAAAAAGTTGACTTACAACCAATAACAGATGCTACTTCATACAAGAAAACTTTAGACCAATATTATAAAGCGGTTAGGGATGTAAACAATTCTTGGTCTACAACATTTTTAGACCCAAAACCTTTTGTTTTAAAAGATGGTCAATATGCGTATCTATTTAAAAGAAATATTACTGAATCACAAAGAGTAACTGCTCAAAGTGAATTAGCTGCGATAACACTAACGTTTAATGGTAAACTAGCACAAAACGCCACCTTCGGTGCCGAAGCAAAACAAAATTATAAAATACCTAATCCAATCACACCTACAACTTATATTGAAAATTTAAATTTAGATAACGTTGATTGGGAGAAAACTTTTATTGAAAGGACATCAATAAAGTACCCAACACAAGAACAGATTAGTAAGTACATTGTTCAAAGTGTTAAAGATTATTTTGGGGTAAAAGTAGAGTATACACCAGCAGAAGGGTTAAAAGAGGTTAAAAGTAATTTCTATGTTTTTGTTGGTAATAACCGATTTGACACAATTATTAAAAGTATGCAAAGTCAAATCGATGCTAAAGTTAATGAATTAGAAACAAAACTTAGTGCCGAACTTGCCGATAAAGTCGAACGAGCTGACACAGGTATTGGATTTAAACCAACTGTAAAAAACGTTTCAGCTGTTATTATGGCGTCTACTGAGGCGTTTATTAGATTGTTAGACGATGTTCATTTACAGGCATACTCTGTTAGGGAAGACCCTGTAAGACAAAGTGTTATACTCGGAAATAACTCAACATCGGTTAAAAATCCTGACGATGTTAATTATGTTCCACTAACAGCAAATGCTAGCCAAGAATTTAGGGACAATTCACGACAACCAACATATCCTTGGCCACAAGTATTTGTTGAAAATAATGCGAATGATGACAACCAACCACGATATACTTTAACATACCCTGGTGACCCTGATTTTGTAAACATATCTAAAGGTTTTTTATATGATAAATGGCCTGAGGTTGAATTTGTTGAAGAATATTTAAAAGGTACTGCACAGAGAATTGACCCATCTTTTTCACAACCACCGTCAGATAACGAAGCTGCGGTTGTAAAGAGACTTAATATTAATGCAATTGAATTTCCAAACATTGGGTTAGCATACCTCAACAAAGAGGAGTTAAAATATTTTTATGAGATATATGAAAGACAATTAATCTATCAGTTTTACACTGGATTTGGTAGAGTTATTCCTGGTGAAACAAGAACAACTATTACTGAATTAGTTGGGGATACTGAGTCGAATAATATTATTGAGTCTTTAGGTATTAGTAATCCTTATTTGATACAAAAGTTAAAAGAGTATCCATTTACAGCGACAGATTATACAAGGACACTTGAGGCATTTTCAAACCAAGGTACGGGATTGTTTTGGGGTGAATATATCCAAGACATATACATTACACCTTATCTTAAGAATTATACTGAAAATCCATTTTCGGTTTTAAATTTAAAATACCTCTCAAACTCAGTTTCAAATTCTTTTGTATCGCTACCAAATGTACCAAAGTTAGAATTATTCCTTAAGAGTTCGTCTACAAATCCATTACAAATTGTTGATACTTTTCCGTTTACATATAATGATTGGAACGTTAAAAATTTAAGTAATTATCTTTTAGGTTCAGACCCACAGTTGGCAAACAATACGACTAATACATATAAAGTTTACGCTCCTAAGAATATTATTGCAAACTTTAGTAATGTTGACGATAGAACTACAAATAGACCTGTAACTAACTTTAACTATTTAAGTACTAATATACCTGCATTAACGACAAACGTTAATGCGTTTTATCTCACAAGACAAGCTTCTGATTTATTACCAACTGAAGGATTTATTAAACAATATGGTTTCCAAGGTTTATCTCTAACAACTAATAGAACCACAACCTCAATGTTAAACACTCCTTATTTTGTAAACGCAATACTTGAGGGTGTTGCTAAGGAAAAAAATAAAGAGTTGTATCCTTATGTTGCTGCGGCATATTTGTTTTTAAATTCATTACCATTAGCAACATTTAAAGACAGATACAAAACTTTATTAACGGGAAATGTTTCACAACCATTAGATTATATTTTTGCGAGTTTTAAAAAATTCGGTGCGTTACATAAAGTACCATATGTTTGGATATTAAAATACGGTTCTATTTGGCACAGATATAAAAAGCAACTTGAATCCAACCAAGACATTATATCGGGTTGTTGGGGTAACTTTGACTATAAACAAAATTACGACCCAATAAATCAGAATTCGGGAAAAACATATACTTTAAACGGTACTGGTCAAATTACACTACAAACAGAAACTGTTGATAATGGTATTAAATACACCAATATGCAAGTCGGGTTTTACCCCAAGTTAATTAATGACTTTAATTATTTTTATAATTCAAGGGATTTATACACGGCATATACTGACGGTGAAATTAACGAGTCCATTAAAAATGGTTTAAAGATTCAAAACTTGTCTGAATCAAACATCTTTAAAAACACAACTAAAGATTTACAGGTAAGAGTTGTTGATATAAAAACATATAGTGTTTTGTTGCCTAACAACATTACACCTTCAGTTCCTAATACTTTGGTTTGTAATGAACCACCTACAGTTCCAACTTACCAATATTATGTAATCCCGTCTTTTGGTTCACAATTGAATGAGGTTAACACTGAATGTTTTAATAGTGTTGGGTTATTAACTGAAGAGTTGTATAACAACGAGGCATTATTTAATGGAACCGTTAGAGCATTTTGGAGATTACCTAATTACGGTTACTACGAAAATCAGGGGATTAAGAAACCAAATATTCAGAGCTATATGTTGGATGAATTAAATTTGGGTGGTAATGTTCCATTCGAATTAATTCGAAGTAATGACCCAACATTAAGTTCGCAATACGATTATTCAAAAATTGATGATATGTTCTCTGTTTTTGATAAAGAAGTTTTAGATATATTAGAGACGGAGTTTTTAAATTTCAGTAAAGCGTTAACTAACTTTAATACTGCTGAAGAAAATGGGAATGTCATAGACCCCGCAGCCAACGCGTCTGTTAATGGAGGATTCGACCAATATTCTGATTTGGATGTAACATATAGAAACTTCCAAAAACTAATGAGGTCATTAATGACAGTTCAAATACCCTTGAGTAGTGCAACTTCTGAAAGTTTATTTGAAGAGATAATCGACAGCCAATACTCAACATTCATTGGGGAAATTCAAAATTTGATGGAATATGATGTTGTGTTAAGAATGGGTAACCCAACAAGGTATAAAAGGAGGGTTGTGGACTCATATATTGGGTACATAACAAATACGTCACAAGTTATAAACCCGATTGTTTTCGGTTCATACCAAGGTAACCTACCAACTGGTGGAACAGTAACCTTAGGTTCGTCTATCACTAGTGCACCTGACGAGTGGAGAACACTTCAGTTAGAGGTAGGGTTTTCAACAATAAGTGAACTAGTTTACAAAGACAGTGGTTCATATATTACAGACTTCTTTGTACAATCTAATATTGCCTTTACATCCGCAAACATTAGTGAACTGACACCAATAATACGAATGTATGCAACTCAAAGGTTACAAAATCCAAATTTAACTATTACTGATTTTGTTGGTCAATTACAAGGATACCTCAACACATATAATGCCTTTAAAAATACTTGTCTTGATGATACTTTAGCGAGAACAAGAAAAGGTCTCCCCCAAATAACTGAACTACCTGAAAAAACAATCCAAAGTAAGTTCAACTCTAAACAAGCGAAAGTTGATTTGTATGAGGCGTTTAAAGCTTTAAATGACAAGTGGATTGCCGGTACAGACTATAAGAGATATACTTTGTTTGAGGATATGTTGTTTTTAGATAGAGCATCTCGAAACATTGGTGACAAAGTTGTTGTTGATATTTTTAAACTAAAACAAGTTATTAGTGAGGAAACTATTAATCTTAATATGGGTGTCTTTACGTTCTTGGCGGGAATTTTAACTGAAAACCATTTTACGATTATGCCAATGCCGGCGTATGTTAATTTCTATAATGTCCAAGAAGCGTCATCAAACGCAGTCCCAAGTATACCAAATACTACTGATTTTGCAAATGAAATGTGGGGGACATACCTAACTGTTGATTATAGAAAATCAGGTCCAAAATTGGTCTGTTTTTATGCGAATAGACCATCGTCATATGTGGATGTTGCCGACAAGAGTAATAAAAATTATCTGTTTAGAACAGATACTTTTGACATTAGAAATCCTGTTGGTAACCCAAATGTTGAAAATCAAACAAATAAAACTGATTGGGCACAATCTAATATGTGTGTTGGTTTTAGTGTTGATATTGGAACCAGAAATCAAAATATTTTTTACTCATTCTCGGTTTCACAAGAAAACGGTAAATCTACCGCGGAGTCAGTTTATACTTTAAACAATATGGCAAACGCTGCGTCAGGTAGAGATACTGCAACTCAAAACAATTCTTTATACAACATTTATCAAAACAGGTCTTATCAGTGTGAGGTAGTTGCTTTTGGTAATGCTTTGATTCAACCTACAATGTATTTCCAATTAAGACACGTACCATTGTTTAATGGTTCATATTTGATTACAGATGTTGAACACACCATTCAACCCGGCTCATTCCAAACCAAGTTTACTGGTGTTAGACAGAGTGTTTTATCTTATCCATATACGGACAACCTACTACAAAGTATTAATCAAAATTTGGTTGGTAAGTTGATTAGTGCGGTATCACAAAGAAAAGATGACCCTGCAGCTGGTAAATCAACAACCACTCAAGGAAACAACGCAAATTCATCAACTAATTCAAATACACAACAAGCACCTCAAAATTCTTGTGATAGTGAAGTTTTAGAAGTTCCGTACAAACAAGGTGGGTATACATCTTCTGCGGGTACAATTATAAATTTACCTGCAAAACAATTGTATGATTTATTAATACAGAATGTTAATACTGATTCTACAGACCCAGATGATATTATTTTGTATCAAAATTTACGATACATCATATTCTTAATTTCTTGGGCGGCTAGTGGAAATGGTTCAAACAATAACTTTGTTGGTATTAATAATAACTTTGGTAGAATAACCTTGAATTACAATTATGGTGAACTTAGAAGATATTTTGAGCCGGTGTATTCTTGCCAAGACATTGTTAATGAAAAAGGATTACCACTCTCATATCCTGTGGTACATTTCACAACACCTGTTGAATATTTGTTGTTTATGAAAGACAAGTTAATTAATAGAGTTGCTGATATACAAAACAAATCTATAGAAACTTTCTATCTACAAAGTTGGCCACAGAATAGAAATGTTAGTCAAACTACAAATTCACAACTTGCCACTAACTTGCAAGCGGGTGATAAAATTGCCAAAAATTTAGGACTAAACTCAACAGTTCCCGCTGTTAAACCAACCCCAACTCCAACCCCAACTGCGAATAGTCAAAACATAATAATCAACATTACACCTACGTGTCCTACCCCTACACCTAGTGCAACCTAAAATTATTTGAAATTAATAGATATTTATAAGAAAAATTAGTTATGGAGCTAAATCAAATGTTAAATCAGTATCTTGGTAAGAACGTTAGAATGTCAACGACAGATAACGGAGATGGTACCAAACAAGTTTGTGACTTAGACACTGGCGATTGTTATGTCGTTAGAGAAAGAGATGGTCTTATTGAAAGAGCCGGTCACGATGTGACAGCAAATAGAAGAGTTCGTGTTGAAACTCCACACGGTATAAAGCAACTTTTAAATGGTTAAGAAATGAGTGTTGACAAAAAAATCCTTAAGGAAATTCAAAGATATCACAGTATTAATAAATATATTACAGAACAAGAGGACCCACTAGCAGCTGATGTTGCAGCTGCGGTACCTGGTGATGTTGCGGTACCAGAAGCTCCTGCAACACCTGAAGCTGGGGTAACCCCCGAAGCACCTGCAACACCTCAAAAAATTGATGTGGCAACTGATGATGAAGTTACAAAGATTGATGATGGGGGTGAATCTGACGAAGGTGGAGATTCGGGAACTGAAGAGATTGATGTTACTGATATTGTTAAAACTACAGAAAAGATAGATACAAAGCAAGATAAGTATTTTGAACAATTATTTGGATATATTCAAAACCTTGAAACCAAATTAAGTGAAATGGATAATTTAGTTGAAAAATTAAATAGTATTGAAACTAAGATTGAGAAGTATAGAGAAAAGACTCCACAAGAAAAATTACAACTAAGAAGTTTAGACTCAGGACCATTCAACCAAAAGTTGTCAGATTTTTTTGAAGATAAGAAAGAAGATTTTGAAAAAACAGGGAAACACGAGTATATTTTAACTGCGGACGATGTTGAAGATATTAACCCCGCTGAGATTAAAAAAACTTTTAACGACGACGAAGAAGATGAAATAAAAGGGTTCAATAGTTTTAAATAATTTTTGACTTTTACGGAATTTTGATTACATTTAGGGTTGTGGTAACACGACCCTTTTTTATTTTATTTGACAGTATAATTTTTAAACCCTATATTTGTAACACTAATTTTTAACACTTAATTTTTTATGAGTTCACTTGACGCAGTACTAGCACAGTATGAACAATCCAAATCCTCAGGGAGTGGTATGAGTTCAGAGGAAAGATTGAAAAAGTATTTCACTCTTCTCCTAGATGAAAAATCAAATTCAGGACAACGTAGAGTCCGTATTTTACCAACAGGTGACGGTAGTTCACCGTTTAAAGAGGCTTGGTACCACGAGGTACAAGTCGGAGGTAAATGGCAAAAATTCTACGACCCAGGAAAGAATGACAATGAACGTTCTCCATTGACTGAGGTTTATGAAGAACTAATCTCTACAGGTAAAGAGTCTGACAAGAAACTTGCAGAACAATACCGTTCACGTAAATTTTACGTGGTAAAAGTAATCGACCGTGACCACCCTGAAGATGGCGTTAAATTCTGGCGATTCAAACACAACTACAAACAAGATGGTATCCTTGATAAAATTATTCCTATTTGGAGAAACAAGGGTGATATCACTGACCCTGAAAAAGGTCGTGACTTGGTTATTGAGTTGACCAAACAAAAAACTCCTAAAGGTGCTTTCTACACCGCAGTTTCAACTATTATGTATGACGACCCTTGTGATATCCACGAAGACAAAAAAGTTATGAAAGAGTGGTTGGAAGATGAGATGACTTGGAGAGACGCTTACTCTAAGAAACCTGTTGAGTATTTGGAAGCGATTGCTCGTGGTGAAGTTCCACGTTGGGATTCTGACAAAGGAGGTTATGTTTACAGTAATGATGAAGAATCAACCGAATCATTTGGTGGAAGTTCATCTTCAAGTAACTACGAAGACCCACAACTTAATGCAGTTGCGGACGAAGAATTACCATTCTAATAAATAATGTTAAGGACATCTTCAAGGGCAAATAGTCATTGAAGGTGTCCTTTTTTTATATCTAAAATTATGAATATCAGAAAAAAAATGTATGAATCTCTTGTAAAGAAATACGAGAGTGAAATCTTGGAAGCAGAAGCGACCTTGATGGTTTATATGGAAAACCCCGTTGGTATTGGGGAACACCCCCAACACCTTGAAGAAATGGATAAGTTTGTAGATAAACTTGCTAGTGCTTCAGATAAGTTAAGTACGTTACAACAATTTTTTAAGTATACTTATGGCAATCAAGAAGACTGATTTTAGTTCCGTTAAGAAAAAGTTCTCAACCTCAGCAAAATACAAACCACAACGGTTTTTTGATTTGGGAACAAACTTTTTAGACGCGGTTGGACTACCTGGTCCTGCAATTGGACATATAAATATGTTTTTGGGTCACTCCGATACAGGAAAGACAACGGCACTTGTTAAGACCGCTGTTGACGCTCAAAAGAAAGAGATTCTACCGGTGTTCATTATTACTGAACAGAAGTGGAGTTTTGAACACGCAAAGTTGATGGGATTCCAATGTGAAGAAGTTGTTGACGAGGAAACTGGTGAGATTGATTGGGATGGATTTTACATCTTCAATAATGACTTTGATTACATCGAGCAGATTACCGACTATATCAATAGTTTGTTAGACGCACAAGAAAAAGGTGAATTGGATTACAGTTTGTTGTTCTTGTGGGATTCAGTTGGTTCAGTTCCTTGTAAGATGACTTACGAAGGTAAAGGTGGTAAACAACACAACGCATCTGTGTTAGCAGATAAGATTGGTATGGGTATCAACCAACGTATTTCGGGTTCACGTAAATCGGACTCAAAGTATGAAAACACTTTGGTGATTGTGAATCAACCTTGGGTTGAGTTACCTGACAATCCATTTGGACAACCAAAAATCAAAGCAAAAGGTGGTGAAGCAATTTGGTTGAACTCATCTTTAGTTTTCTTATTTGGAAATCAAAAGGGTGCTGGGACAACAAAGATTACTGCAACAAAAGACAAGAGAACGGTTAAATTTGCAACACGAACAAAAGTTTCTGTTATGAAAAATCACATCAACGGTCTTGGATATGAAGATGGTAAGATTATTGTAACACCACACGGTTTCTTGGCAGGAAAAGATACCACAGAAGAGAAAGCGTCTATTGAGACGTACAAGAAGGAACATTCTGACTATTGGAAAGAAATCATTGGTACTGATGGTGATTTTGATTTGAAAGAAGAGCGTGAGGACTAACCATAAATCTTAAATTGTGAAAACGTTATTAGTTGATGGAGATAATTTATTTAAAATCGGATTCCACGGAGTCAGAGAATTTTATGTTGACGGAAACCACATTGGAGGGGTATTCCATTTCCTCAACACCTTACGTAAACAGTTGGAAGAAAACGAGTACGACAAGGTCATCGTTTTTTGGGATGGTAACAACAACTCAGCACCAAGACGTGAATTATATCCTCACTATAAGTTAAATCGTAAAAATAATATGACTGAGGAAAAACTTCAGTCATATTATTATCAGAAGAACAGAGTAAAACAATACTTGGAAGAATGCTTCGTTAGACAGATAGAAATTGAAGGTAACGAAGCTGACGACCTTGTTGCTTACTATTGTTTAATTTCTGATACTGAAAAGAAAACAATCTTTTCATCTGATAGGGATTATATGCAACTCCTTAGTGAAAAGGTGTCTATCTACTCCCCAATTCAAAAGTATCTTTATCAAAACGGAGATAAGGTCCGTTTAGAAAAAGAATGGATTCCACACCAAAACATTTTTGTGTCCAAAGTTATGCTTGGAGATAAGTCTGATAATATCTTTGGGATATACAGTTTGGGTGAGAAAACATTCTTAAAATTCTTTCCTGAGGTACTTGAAAAACCCGTATCTGTTGACGATATTTTAACAAAGGCAAAACAGTTACAAGAACAAAACAAAGAAAACAAAGTATTGAAAAATATTTTAAATGGTGTCACAAAAAATGGAGAACTTGGAAATCATTTTTATGAAACCAACAAACGAATTGTTGATTTAAATAACCCAATTATTTCTGAAGATGCGAAAGAAATGGTTTCTTTATTTTACAAAGAGGCTTTGGACCCTGAAGGTCGTTCATCTAAAAACATAATACAGATGATGACTGATGATGGGTTCTTTAAGTACCTCCCAAAAGACGACGATTCATTTGTAAATTTTATTAGACCAATTTTGAAACTAACAAGAAAAGAAAAAAGAAAACACAAACAAAACCTTAATTAAATTTTTATGAAAGAAGAACAAGCAGTTAAAATGGAGTTTCTCCTAACCCTGAACGACAACATCGTAGTTCAAAGATTCTTTAATGTTCGTAATTACAACCCGAAAGCACCACGCTCGGTTCAGTCCTTTGAACTTTTGAAATATGTTCAAGAAACCCTTCAATATGATTTGAAGATGAAGACTACAACCTATATGATGGACAATCAGGATGCTATTATTGAAGAACCTGAAATCCTAAACACATCTAACACAGATGAGCCAGAAAACTTTAACATTTACGTAAAGTTGGGTGACAATGTGCTACTCCACAGAATTTTTGACGGTAAACTTTTTCCACCAAAAGTTCGATATACTGTCGATGTTAGACCATTCCTTAAGGATTTTCTTCGTAACTTTACGGAGTATTTTTCAAGTGAAAATTTAACATACAAATACTTGGGTTATGACCTAAGTAAGTAATATTTATCAATACTCTAAGGCTCTATATGAATAAGAATTTTGAATATCTAGGAAACACATTTCAATTACAATTACTAAACCAAATTATCGTTGACAAAGAATTCGCACAATCCATTGTGGATGTGATAGAGCCCACTTATTTTGATAACAATTACTTTAAACTTATCATTACGATGGTTAGAGAGTATTATGCAAAATACCAATCGACACCATCTTTTGAAACTCTTGAACAAATCGCTAAAGCAGAAACTTCAGTAGAAATGGTATTAAAAATCCTCTTGGATACTTTGAAAAAAGTCCAAGAGGCACCATTTGAAGGTTCGGTATTTGTACAAGAAAAGGCGTTAAAATTCTGTAAACAACAAGAGTTACAGAAGGTTATGAATAAAGCCCAAAAGATTATCAACGAGGGGGATTTTGAATCGTATGATAAAGTTGAAGGTTTGGTTAGACAAGCACTACAAGTGGGTGAAAGAGAAACCGGAGTTATTGAAATCTTCTCTGGTTTGGACGATGTATTAAATGATGATTTCAGACACCCAATTCCAATTGGAATTCCTGGTATTGACAGATTATTGAAAGGTGGTTTGGCAAAAGGGGAAATTGGTGTTATCTTAGCACCTACGGGAGTTGGTAAAACTACAATTTTGACTAAGATAGCAAATAGCGCGTTTAATATGGGGTATAATGTTCTTCAAATATTTTTTGAAGACAACCCAAAAATTATTCAACGTAAACACTTCACAATTTGGACTGGTATTGAACCAGATAACCTTGCAACTAGAAGAGACGAGGTTATTGAGAAAGTACAAGAAGTACAAAATTCAATGCCAAATAAACTAATTTTGAAGAAGTTACCATCGGATACGATGACAATGAATCAGATTAAAAATCAGATTCGTAAGATGGTTGCGGATGGTATTAAGATTGATATGGTTACACTTGATTATATTGACTGTGTAGTACCTGACAATTTAAGAAATGACGAATGGAAGGCTGAAGGTTCTGTTATGAGACACTTTGAAGCAATGTGTCACGAAATGAACCTCGCTGGTTGGACTGCAACTCAAGGTAACCGTTCATCAATATCATCTGAAGTTGTTACTACAGACCAAATGGGTGGGTCAATTAAAAAGGCACAAGTTGGTCACGTCATCATCTCTGTGGCGAAAACCTTACAACAAAAAGAGTTAAAATTGGCGACAATTGCAATTACAAAATCAAGGATTGGTTCTGACGGTGTTGTATTTGAAAATTGTAAGTTTGATAATGAATTAATCATTATTGATACCGAATCCTCAACTACCTTCTTAGGTTTTGAAGAACAACAAGAAGAGAAGAGAAAAGATAGAGTTAAAGAACTCTTGGAAAAGAGAAAACAAAGAGAACAACAAAAACAATCTTAATTTAGAATTATGGAAAAAATATTAGTAGAAAATCCTGACAGATTTGTCATTTTCCCAATCCAACACAACGATATTTGGGAGTATTACAAAACACACCAAGCGGCTTTTTGGACCGCGGAAGAAATAGACCTAACCAACGACATTAGAGATTGGGAAAATCTATCAGATAATGAAAGATATTTCATTAAAAATATATTGTCTTTCTTTGCCGCCTCTGACGGGATTGTTAATGAAAATTTGGCTGAGAACTTCTTAAAAGAAGTACAGTACCCTGAAGCTAAATTTTTCTATGGATTCCAACTTATGATGGAAAATATTCACTCATTAATGTATTCATTATTGATTGATACGTATATTAACGACCCTAAGGAAAAAGACGAGTGTTTTCACGCGATTGATAAACTACCTGCGGTTCAAAAGAAGGCTGAGTGGGCGTTAAGATGGATTGAAAATTCAACTTTCCAAGAAAGACTTGTGGCATTTGCTGCGGTTGAAGGAATTTTCTTTTCAGGTTCATTCTGTTCTATTTTTTGGATGAAGTCTCGTGGTATTATGCAAGGTTTATGTAATGCAAATTCCTTAATTTTTAAGGATGAAAATTTACATACTGATTTTGCAATCCATTTATTGAATAATCACGTAGATGAAAGACCTACTGATAAGCGTATTAAAGAGATTTTATTGTCTGCACTTGAGATTGAAAAAGAATTTATTACTGAATCATTACCAGTATCATTGATTGGTATGAATTCAAATTTGATGAAACAATATCTCGAATTTGTTG